ACCCCAATCATGCCGGGAGAGTTTAGGGATGTAGATGTGCCCGGTGGTGTTATTCGGGACAACATTACGTTCCTGCCATACAAGGAACCTTCAGGTGTTCTTTACCAACTGCTTGGTAACATTGTAGAAGAAGGTCGCAGATTTGCGTCAATGGCTGACGTAAAGATTGATGACATGCGACAGGATGCGCCGGTAGGGACTACGCTTGCAATTCTTGAGCGAGCCATGAAAGTGCAGTCAGCTATTCAGGCGCGTATTCATGCAAGCCTTAAAAAAGAATTTAAAATTCTTTCGCGAATTATTAAAAAGTACACCTCACCTGCGTACCCATACGAAACAGAAGAGGGTGAGGCAATCAAAGCTGAAGACTTTGATGATCGTGTAGATGTTATTCCGGTGTCAGATCCGAACGCATCTACATTATCTCAACGCATAATGCAGTATCAAGCAGCGCTACAGCTTGCGGCGCAATCGCCAGATTTGTACGACATGCCGCTACTGCACAGGCAAATGATGGAGCTTATCGGCATACCAAATGCAGATAAGATTGTGCCAGATCCTAGCGAGATTCAGCCAGAAGATCCTGTTTCTGAGAATCAAAACATGCTTATACTCAAGCCCATTAAGGCGTTTGAGTATCAGGACCACGCTGCACATATTAGAGTTCACATGGTCCTTAGGAACGACCCGCAGATTTCACAAGAAGCACAAAACTCTCCAATGGGTGGCGCTGTCATGGCATCCATTGACGCACACATTAGGGAGCACCTTGGCTTCCAGTTCCGCGACCAAGTAGAGCAGGAGCTTGGCGTTCCGCTTCCGCCGATGGACCAGCCATTGCCTCAAGATATTGAAAAGCGCCTAAGCGTTCTTGTGGCTGACGCGGCAGATCAGTTACTCGGGAAGAAGCAACAGCAAGCACAAGCAGAACAACAGGCTCAGCAGCAACAAGATCCAATCATTCAACAGCGTGAACGTGAGATTGCAATTCGCGAACAAGACGTACAACGCAAGGCGCAGGCCGATGCCGCGAAGATGGGTCTTGAGCAACAGAAACTTGCTGCTAAGCAACAGAAGGATGCCGTAGATGCCCAGATTAGAATGGAACAACTCCAAGCTGATAAGATGGTGGACATGGCAGAGCTTTCACTTGAGGAAGCAGAACTGCAAGCTAAAATGAGTCTTGAGCAAGACAAGATGGAGTCAGAAGGTTACAAGTACGCAATGGATCAACTAAAAGGGGAGTAATCAATGGCAGACAGCGTTCTTGGCGCTTTACGAAAAAAACTTAGAAAGCAAATGAACGATCTTGCCGACGCAATGTCGGTTGGTTCATGCACTGATCACGAGCAGTATCGACAGATGGTAGGAATGATTGAGGGTTTAGCTTGGGCGGAAAGAGAAATCCTTGATCTTGAAGAAAAAATGAATGACCCAAATGCAAAGTGGGACTAATGGCCAAGAAAACAAAATCACGGGTAAATGAAGCTGGTAACTACACTCAACCTGCAATGAGAAAACGCCTCTATAATCAGATCCTTAGGGGATCAAAAGGTGGAAAACCCGGCCAGTGGTCTGGCCGAAAGGCGCAACTGCTTGTTAACACATACGAAAAGAAAGGTGGGGGCTACACTAACGGTAAGGCTAGGAAAAAAAATGTCATTAAAAAAAAGCCAAAAAAGTCTTAAGAAATGGACTAAACAAGATTGGCAAACTAAAAGCGGTGAACCTAGCGCAAAAACTGGAGAGCGTTATTTGCCTAAGGGCGCTATTATGGCGCTGTCCGCTGAAGAGTACAACAGAACAACGGCCAAGAAACGCGAAGACACAAAAAAAGGAAAGCAGTTTTCAAAACAACCAAAAAGTATTGCAAAAAAAACCAAGAGGCATAGATAAAAATGGCTAAAGGCGTAAATCATTATACAAAAAATGGCGACCTGTGGAATGGAAATATGCACAAGATGCCAAACGGTCACTTGCATACAAACAAGACTCACACAAAAACAAGCCAGCGTTTGTTTCACTTTGGTGAGTTAAGCAATAAAGCAAAGGTTAAAGCTAGGTCTTCAAGGAAAAAAAATGCCTAAGTATTGATTTTATTTTAGTTCAATATTTATTTGTTGTTGCAGGACGCACCGCTAATTCGTAGCGCACTTACAATTCGGAGGTCTTAATGACCACGCTTCAGGCCGAGGAGGCCACAGACACCGAAGGTGTCGAAGCTGAAGACGCACCTCAAAGGAAAGCGTCACAGCTACCTGAGCCGAAAGGCTATAAAATGCTTATTGCCCTTCCAGAGGTAGATGAAAAAACGGAAGGCGGCATTATTAAATCAGCCAAGTATCAACACGAAGAGACCATTGCTACTGTTGTAGGCTGGGTTATGAGCATGGGGCCAGACGCTTACTCTGACCCAAGTCGTTTTCCTAACGGGCCATATTGCCAAGTGGGTGACTGGGTGGTCTTCCGCGCATTCAGTGGCACCCGTCTAAAGATTCACGGCAAAGAGTTCCGCATTATTAATGACGACACCGTTGAGGCGGTTGTTGAAGATCCCCGTGGCATTGAAAGGGCTTAACCATGACGACTAAAGAAGAAGCATTTTTTGGTGTCAAAAATACCGTAGAAGATCCTGCTGATGTAATTCAGAGTGAAGACGATCTTGCAGTTGAGGTAATAGATGATACACCCGAAGAAGATCGACCATATGTAAATACAGATACAGATGCAGAAGTTAGCCCAGAAGCTGGCGAAGGCGATGAAAAAGAAATTGCCAAGGTTGGGCGCCGCGCACAGGATCGAATTAAAAAGTTAAAGTGGGAGTACCACGAAGAGCGCCGTGCAAAAGAACAAGCTGAACGAATGTCAGACGAAGCCATTCGTGCAACGCAACAATTGCACACTGAAAACCAACGCTTGTTAGAGCTTGTAAAAAGGTCTCAATCTGCTTTGAACACCCAAGCAGAAGGAAGAGCAAAGGTTTCCGTCACTTTAGCGGAAGATATGTTAAGGCGTGCGAACGAGTTGGGGGATGCTGAGTCAATTGCTACAGCGCAAAAAAACTTGATTGAAGCAAAAATGATTGAGTCAAATCATGGTCAAGTTTCAAGTGCTGTCGTAAACGATTGGAAGTCTGCTGTAATGCAACAGCAACGACAGATGGACGTTCAAACTCAAGCGTATGAACAACAGTATGCTCAAGAAGCGCCAATGCCTGAGCCGGACCCCAAGGCTGTAGAGTGGCAGCAAGGTAATTCATGGTTTGGTAACGACTATGAAATGACCAGCTTTGCATATGGGGTGCATGATAAAATCGTTAGTGAAGGTATTGACCCCGATACAGACGAATATTATCAATTAATTGATTCGAGGGTTAGAGAAGTATTTCCCTCTTATTTCAACGAAGGCGAAGATGCCGACGTTGCACAACGCCAAAAGGCAAAATCCGTAGTAGCTCCAGCTAAGAGAGGTTCTGGTGGAGGAGCACCACGCACAGTGAAGCTGACTCAAACCCAAGTTCGCATCGCGAAGCGTCTTGGTCTTAGTCCGCAGCAGTATGCGGCACAGCTAGTCAAGGAGAATTGACATGAGTAAGGATCGCGCACCAAGAGAAAAAAGTGGACTCGACACTCGCGAAAGCAGTGAGCGCCAAAAGAACTGGGAGCCAGCTTCCATTCTACCAGACCCCGAACCGCAAGACGGTTGGGTTTTTCGTTGGGTAAGGACAGCCATGGTTGGACAAGTGGACAATACCAACGCATCTAAAAGGTTCCGTGAAGGATGGGAACCAGTGCGAGCAGAAGATCATCCCGAGTTACAAATCATGAGCGATCACGGCTCTGAATGGGCAGCAAAGGGCGGCATCGAAGTTGGTGGCCTGCTTCTTTGCAAAGCGCCTGAAGAGTTCGTGCAACAGCGGCAAGAGTATTATGCCAAACGCGCTCGGGACCAGATGCAAGCAGTAGACAATAATTTCATGCGTGAAAACGATCCTCGGATGCCGCTTTTCGCGCCCGAACGTAAAACCAGTGTGACCATGGGGGGCGGCAACTCTTAAGGTTGTACCCTGATTGGTCGCAAACAACTTAGGTAATAATCATGGCAGCTACAGCGACACCTTATGGTGCGCGGCCTATCGGTACCCTTAGCGCTTCTGGCTCATATACGGCCAAGATTCGGCAACTGCCGATTGCTAGTGGGTACGGTACCGCCATCTTTAATGGTGATTTCGTAAAGCTTGTTGCAGACGGTGACATTGAGAAGGATGCTGGCACCACTGCGCTAACAACTTGCGGAATCTTTGTGGGTTGCTCATATACGCCAAGCACGACCAATCAGAAGACCTTTAATACGCAGTGGCCTGCGTCTACGGTTGCCTCTGATGCGATGGCTTACGTTATTGACGATCCATTTGTTGTATTTCAAATGCAAGCTGATGAAGCAATGAACACCACAGATCGCGGATTAAATGCGTCTGTTGTTCAGACCGCTGGCAGCACGGCAATCGGCAAGTCCAAGAATGCCTTGGACGGCAACACGCCTGCAACCACGAACACGCTTCCGCTTCGGATTCTCGACTTTGTTGACGGACCCGACAGCCTTGCCCCTGTTGGTACAACTGCAAGTGATGCCTTCCCCGACGTTATTGTGAAGTTCAACGCAGCGTCGAGTGGGTCAGCCTCCAATCATTCATATCTAAACGCTACTGGCGTATAAGGGGATTGATCAATGGCTATTTCACGCGCACAACTTCTCAAGGAACTTCTACCCGGACTTAACGCTTTGTTTGGTCTTGAGTATGCCGGTTACGACAACGAGCATGCCGAGATTTACGAGACGGAAAACTCGGATCGTTCTTTTGAAGAAGAAGTAAAGCTTTCGGGCTTTGGCTCTGCCCCGGTTAAGCCGGAAGGCAGCGGCATTTCTTATGATGCAGCACAGGAATCGTTCACGGCGCGGTACAACCATGAAACGGTTGCTATGGGCTTTTCGATTACCGAAGAGGCTATGGAGGACAACCTGTATGACTCTCTGTCTGCTCGTTACACCAAGGCGCTTGCACGCGGCATGGCGTACACGAAGCAGGTTAAGGCAGTGGTTCCGCTTAACAACGGATTTACCGCTGCTTTTCAGGGGGGAGACGGCGTCAACCTCTTCACTGCGTCGGGCGATGGCGTCACAGGTGGTGACGGTCACCCGCTCGTTAGCGGTGGTAAAAACTCCAACCGTCCGGCAACGGCGGTTGACCTCAACGAAACCTCGCTTGAAGCGGCGGTTATCCAGATTGCTAAGTGGACGGATGAGCGTGGTCTATTGATCGCCTCGCGTCCTCGCAAGATGATTATTCCGCCCGATCTTCAGTTTGTCGCTAAGCGCATTCTGGACAGCGAACTTCGTCCGGGGACGGCGGACAACGACATTAACGCAGTTCGCGTAATGGGTGTTGTTCCCGAAGGTCATGTTGTAAACCACTATCTAACTGATACAGATGCGTGGTTCCTGCTGACCGATGTTCCGAATGGAATGAAGCACTTCACTCGCGTTGCAATGGAAACGAGCATGGACGGTGACTTTGACACCGGAAACGTTCGCTACAAGGCGCGTGAGCGTTACAGCTTCGGCGTTTCGGATCCGCTTGGAATCTGGGGATCACCCGGAGCCTAAGCGCTTTAGTAGTATTTGGGGCGGGGGTGGCGGTAACGCTACCTTCGCCCCATTTTTATTATATAAATTATTTCCGGGTTTATTAAAGTTTTGGGCGACTGCCCCGGCAGACACTTACGAAGACCCCAAAACAAATCCTTTCGTAAGAGGGTACTTTTGTGGCTAATACAACTTTTAGTGGTGCAGTTCGGTCAGAGAACGGCTTTGAAGTAGTTTCTAAAAACGCAACGACCGGCGCCTTTACAACCTCCTTTACGCTTGATGGTTCGGGTATGCAGGTTTCACCCGTAACCTTGTCAGACGCTGACACCACGTTGACCGCTGCTACCCATGGTGGCAGGGTTGTTGTAGTTCCAGCCCTTGGCGGTAACCGCACACTAACGCTGCCAAGCCCTTCTGCTGGCGTAGCATTTAAATTTATTTACGGTGGCGCAGCAGAAGAAACAGAGAATCTGATTTTTGATACTGGTGCTGATGCTAATTTCTTCATCGGTGGTGTTATTCATCTAGATTCCAACGCAGACAACGTGTCTGTGTACGCAGATGGTAACTCCAACTCAATCTTAACCCTTACAGATTTTGGTCTTATGGAGATCAATATCGTGGCAAAGGATTCTACAAACTGGATTATCTGGGGTACCACTGAGGGCGCAGACGCACCTGCGTTTACAGATCAGTCGTAATTAATAGATGGGGTCACCTGCCTTGAGTGGGTGGCCCCGGTCTTTCACCGGAAAACAACATGGCTGATGCAGTAACATCACAAACACTTTCTGATGGCCCCAGAGTTGCCGTCATGAAGTTTACAAATATTTCTGATGGCTCAGGCGAGTCTGCGGTTGCAAAGGTAGACGTTTCAGCGCTTAGCGCAGAACCGGGAACCGATAGAGCGTGCTCTGAAGTAAAAATTCAACAAATATTTTATGCCTTAGAGGGCATGTCTGTTGATATTCTTTGGAACGCAAGCTCTAACGTGCTTTGCTTTACTGTGTCCGACTCTAGCTCTGGTCACTACGACTTTAGTAAAATGCAGGCGCTTACCAACAATGCGGGTAGCGGCAAAAACGGCGACGTTCTTTTTACTACGGTTGGTCACAGTAGCGGCGACAGGTATACAATTATTCTCGTCTTGGAAAAAAAATACGGTTAACCCAAGGGAGGATAGATGGCCACCTCTGGCACTACTACATTTGATCTTGACATTACAGAGATTGCAGAAGAAGCGTTTGAGCGCTGCGGTCTTCAGCTTCGTACTGGTTACGATCTGAAGACAGCGACTCGTTCGTTAAACCTATTAACGATTGAGTGGGCGAACCGAGGCATAAACTTCTGGACTGTCGAGCAAGTCTCGACATCGTTGACAGCGGATACAGCTACGTTAACACTGCCTACTGATACTATTGATATTATTGAGCACTGGATTAGAACAGGGTCCGGCGCTACGCAAAACGACGAACAGCTTAGTCGTATCAGCGTGTCTCAGTATTCAAGTCTGCCTAACAAAAACACATCCGGTAGACCTGTAAATATTTACATTGATAAGCAACGCGCTGCTCCGGTTGCTTACTTTTGGCCTACACCTGATGAAGCCTACACGTTTGTTTATCAAAAGCTTCGTAGGGTTCAGGATGTAGGTCATGACGGTGAATACACAATGGATGCACCGTTTCGCTTTTTGCCTTGCATGGTGGCTGGCCTAGCGTATCAACTGTCTATGAAGTACCCGCAGGCTAACAACAGAATGGCTGACTTAAAAGCAGAGTATGAGTTTCAATGGGATCTTGCACAGTCAGAGGACCGCGACAGATCTTCTGTTAGATTTGTGCCCGGTGGGTATGGGAGCGTCTAATGGGCAGATACGCAAACGGCAAGCATGCTTTTGGATTTTGTGATCGAACGGGGTTTAGGTACAAGCTTTCTGATTTAAAGCCTGAGTTTCGTGCAGGCGTAAAAACTGGCTTATTGGTTGGCAAAGATGTCTGGGATAAAGACCAACCACAAAATTTTTTAGGCAAGATTGGGGACTACACAGACCCGCAATCTCTAAGGAATCCAAGACCTGACATATCGTTGACTGAAAGCCGTGGGTTATTTGCTTGGGATCCGGTAGGTAACGGAAATGCTGACACAGATGGCGGCACCACAGTCCGAGCACACGTTGGAACTGTAACCATTTCTACGACATGAACTATACAGAGCTAGTTGCAGCGATTAAGGCTTATTGCGATAACACAGAAA